TGACCAATCGTATTTACAGTTAATGCACTAATTGGAGATTCTTTAATAGAAGAAACTCTAGCCTGCGCTTCAGAACCATCACCAGAAATAATGATGTTGTCGCCTTCTTCATATCCAGAACCGCCAGCTACAATCGTTACACCTGATATGATACCATAAATTGTTGTGACAAGATTAGCATCATCAATATCAACAATACTTTCACCAGCAGTAAAAGTACCGCTGACAAGTTTAAGTGTCATCTCAGCAACTTCTCTGGAACCAATAAAGAATTTTTTAATGTCAACTACGTTCGCAAGAAATCCGGAAGACTGCCCACGAATAGTTTTATTTAAGAATAAGAAAATGTCTCTATCAAACGGTACGCCTAAAGAATTGGTGCCAGTCGCAACGGCAACTGTTCTGATAATTTGAGTCTTTTCAAAATTACCATCAGACACACGTAGAACGTCAGTTCCAGGATAGTAAAAATCAATATCTTCATCATATAGAAGTTTGAATAAGAATCTATATGACTGTTCATTACTCTTCGATTCATAAAAATCTTTGAAGTATTGTGCTACAAGTCTTTTATCGCCATAGTACGTTGCAGGTATGCTAGGATACAATTCTTCTCTGAGATAATCAACGTATTTGTCAACAGAAGTTTCTAGCGTCTTATAGTTTAGAACATTTCCGGTAGCACGCCCTACGTTATCTTTAGTGATATTGACAGTTGCGGTTGCGTTTGATGTTTGCCCCTCAACAACTTCACTATAATCAAATACAGTTCTTGTTGTCAACTTAACAATGATAGAGTCTGTTTTGACTTCTTTGATAATCGCAGTTGCGCCTGAAGTGGCACCCACAACTGTTTCTCCAACTACAAACGTTCCAGTTTTACTGGTTAACGTTATAGTTGATGATTGCATCCATTCATAATAGGCTTGCATGAACAGCAAGAATCTTTCCGTATCAACGGAAGAGTTCTCACCAACAAATGAGCCTACATTTAATGATGGCTTGAAAAATGCATCATTCATTTTTATCTATTGACCAAGCTAATTGATTTATCGTCAAGCATTGTAACTGAAATATCGGCATCTCTAATAGAAATGATTTGACTTCTTAATGGAAGAATGTCTTTATCTTGCGGTACTGCTGTAACTTTTAATGTTGTACTGCCATCATTAAACGCAGTAGGTGCAAAGTTCGTTAACACAATCTTACCTGTCGTATAATTGATTGTTCCTGCATTGATAGAAACCGCAATGTTATCTAAGCCTAAAACTCTATAGATACGAATCAGTCCATTGTTATCTTCTAAGAAACAATTTGCATATCCACCATATGAAAATGCGTTTGATGTTAATTTATTTCCAACACCATACGCTGAAGTTGTTGGTCTGCCATTTGTTGCATTATCAATAGCATTTGAGAAACTAATCTCATATCGTGTACTAACGCCCAATTGAACGTCAACTTCTTTTCTCATTCGTGCAGACATGACGTTACTCAAGATTGACCTTTCAGTTGTATCAATCAGTCTTGATAATTTCGAGTATCTAAAATACTTTGAGAATTGATTAATTTCATCGGTGTTGTATGTCTTAATTGTATTAATTACAAGCTGTTTAATTTCAGCCGGACTCATAATTGTAGAGTCGGATAGATATTTTACTGTTGCATCTATAATAATGTATGTGTACTCAGGGTCAACAATTTCTGATGTTACTGTTAAAATCTTTTTAGGATTGATTACAGAATTGATTAAGTTTAATTTTTCAGTTGCAGTTAATACATCACCAACTTTAGGCTTGACTGCAATGAATACTTTACCATACGTTGGCGGGTCATTGTCTTCACCACCCCACACAACGCAAGAGTCTACTGTTGCTTGTTGTAGCATCAATGTTTTATAGTCATCGGCTGTCACAACACGATTTTGTGCTTCATATGCTTTTGGCGCATTGAATTTAATTTGATTGATAGATTCCCTATCTGCACCACCTGTGGCTGGATCAGTTGAAACAAAATTGATTGATGTTACACCAGCAATTGCGTCAGCATATGTCAACGTTTGAATGTCGTTTGCTAGACTTCCATTAGACACAAGATATTCAAGCACAACAATATTGCCAGCGTCTAATGCAACGCCGAATACGCCATCACCAAATTTGATTTCATATTGTTCATCTTCAACTTCTTCTATGTAATACACTCTAGTCGTAGAAGCAACTTCAACTAAGCTAGTTACTTTAGAGAATGTTCTTACTGTGCTGTCTACAAAAGAATTCAAAACGCTAACAGTCAAAGTTGCAGTATCAACATTTTTATTTGGAATTAAAAATCTTTGGTCTGGATCATTTAAGTTTACAGTATATCTTCTATTGATATAACGTCCTTCTTTAAGTGACATAGCCGAACTATACACACCATTTACTGGCGTGATAATTACGGAAGTCGTATTTAAGAAGTTATATGATACTCCATCTACAGAACCTGTGAAAGAAGTGTATGCTGGAATAGTAACGTTAGTTGGAGAACCAGTAACTGTCACCGTTGCAGTTCCGCTAATAGATGCGGATGTAACTGAACGTGGCGTATAGTTTAATGACTTAGCCAAGTTGACGACTGAATTTCTTTTTTGTGCTGTCGGCAAGAATGCTTCAGCGGCTACCATGTTTAGGTAGAATGAATTGTAGTATGTGTTATATGCCAACAAGTCTAATAGAACGTTAAGTCCAGACCCCTCAAAGTTATAATCTCTGAATTGGTCTTGTGCTTGCAGATAAGATTTAAAGTTGGTTTTGATTCCCTGAAAATCTAATGCATCTAGTTTTAAATTATTGTCCGATGCCATTATGCTGTCCTTTTGACTGTTGTAGTTATACTTGAAATCACATTCGTATTTTTTATTCTATACTTAATTTGTAAATAAATTCCATCGTCACCAAACGTGGGTAAAATTTCAATAACGTCAATTCTAGATTCATAGCTTGTGAGTGCTTCATACACACTATCTTTTATATTATTTTTAGTAAAAACATCTGGATTAGCAAATAAAAAATTGTTAATTGTGCATCCGTATTCCGGATAGAATGGTTTTCTACCTCTAGGAGTTGTAATCAGATTTATTATTGAACGCTTAATGGCTAAATCGTCTACAATAGGACGTACATCACCACTCACAGGATGAGGGGTGAAATCTAATGAAAGGTCTTTGTAAAAATTTAAAGTAGCCATTTTTTCTTTTATTTATGTCTGTTATTCTGCCGTTTTAGCGTCTTGAATTTCTTTTCTTCGTTCTTTTGCGGCTTTTGTAAACTCTGCTAATGCTTTTCTTGCTCTAGTACCTGCGGCTTTATTTCCCTTTTCGTCAAACTTCGCACTCTCTGCAAGATATGATTCAAATAAATTTACTAAATTTTCATGGTTTGTCATGGTAATGATTCCTATAAATGTTGACAAAAGGCTTGACAATGTGTTACACTACTGTGTAGCCTATGATATTACGTATTAGCCACCGGTAAGGTAGCCGCTACTGCAATTGCAATATCTTGCAATACATCCTTATCTTCTAGGGCTTTTATCCTAGCAAGAATTTGTGCAAGAGTTGTTGTGTTCACGCTATCCGAAAAAATTAAATTATTACTTCCGTTCAGCGTTAAATTAGTATTTGAAGTAATGACACTATTATTAGAAGACTGAATCAAAAAATCACTACCATCGATAGTAATGTTGTTTGACGAATCTATCGTCACATTGCTTGTATTTGCAATTCTAATTGTAGCATTGTTTACTCCCCAAAGAACATCGTTTTTATCAACGACACTCGCAAAGTTTCTAGTTAGATTAGGTGCGGCACCGAAATACTCAGACGCCGCTTCTGGAATTGCAGGAAGATATCCTAAAATCGCAGGTTCTTGTGCAGACAACGAATCTAAAAAGAAACCAAAAACCCATTCACCTACTCTAGGTGTTCCATATAAGTTTGGAGTATTTAGGGGATGAATAGTTAACGCCCATGGCAAGTCTTCGGTCGGAACTAAATTCGTCTTCTTTGCTGGATGATAACCAAAGCATCTCACTTTGCATCTACCTAGTGTCATAGGATCGTTGATATCTTCAACAATTCCAATCCACCAAATAAAACCATCATGCCCTAAAAAATTTCTCATCAATTATCCCACATGTTTAAAGTATTGAATCTGTCTCTCTTGGTCTGCAACCCATTCATCTGATGGCTTACCTTCACCTTTGTAGTATCGTAATGGCTTACCTGTCTTCTTAGAGACCAACGCCCACTTGCCGTCTACTTGTTTAAGTGTCTCAATTAATTCTGGACCAAAAACTTCTTCTTCCCACTCTTCTTGCGAAAGTGTGGTGCCTTGTATAAACTGTTTGAATTTTTTCATAGCTTGTCTAACTCTGATGTGTCTACTGCGCCTGGTGGTACGTTATCTCTAATCCAAGTGAGTAATTGTTTTTTCACATCAAGTTCTTTCTTAGCAGGTTTTCCTGGTTCTTTGAGTGTCAAATACTTAAAGTCTTTAATGACAGGATTACCTTTCTTGTCTTTGTATGCTTTATTTGTTTTTGGGTCGACAATGAAAATTGTATTCTCTGGATTATTTAGAATGACATAAACACCGCCTTGAACAGTTGGTGGCATAGCTGTTGTCACTAAGTTATATACAGTCTGTGCCGCACCAGCATGAGTAGCAAGTAGAATATCTTCTGGCACAACTCTTGCTCTTGATTTATTGTTTTTTATTGCAATCTGATAATTAGTCAGAACCCAAGATACGTGAATGTTCTTCGGTTCATATCCAGCTTCAAATAGTTTTGGTAGAACATCTGTCATGTCTTCAACTTCTTTGAATGTGCTATCAAAAATAAGATTCGGCAATTGCCCTTTTTCAGCGCCAGCAAGCATCAAATCTAACGTCTTGTTTTTTACGTCAGTCGCACGAATGAGAACGTGTAAAATGTAAACGTGAGTTGGAGTTTTCAAATCCAATTGACCCATCTTTAAATTCTTGTCGGTCAATTCTCTTTGAATAAGTTCTTTATCTTTTTCAGAAATCTTGTCGCCATACTTATCAAGCAAGTCCTGTGTCGTAAATTTACCAAGTGCATCTAGCTTTTGAAATGCAATCTTTAATTCATCAACGTCACGTATTTTAAATTCTGCGCCCTGCATGAAATGTTGAACAGCAAAGCCTTTACCCGAACCTGCACCACCAGCAAGGAACACAATCTGCCCATACTTTGCACCATTGTTGTAGAGTATTTGTTTCTCTACAAGTTGAGTTGCTTTGTAGTCTTTTAAATCTACGTATTCTGAAAATTTAAGTTTCATGTTGTCCTTTTATTTCCTAATGCAGTTTTAATGCTTGCTTTAATGTCTTCAAACGTGTCATCATATTGTGTGTGCTTATCAAAATTTAATGGAGATGAGCCTCTACTCAAATGCATTGTTTTTACATATTGTGTCGATGACATTGAATGTATTACCGTAGTAACGAGATATTTGCCAGAGTAAACTGGATCAAGTTCTGGAAATGCTGACTGAGGATTCAACATAACAGAAATTTGACTCGGTGTTGCAAAGTTTACAACGTTACCAACACCAATTGTATTTGTACCACCTTGAATGTCTACAGAAATTTTAAACATACTTTTTGAAAGTTGTCCGTAGATATGATTACCTAACCAAGATTCTCTATTGACAGACTCATTGATGCTTGAAAGAATTAATTTTCGTCCAGGCGTTTCATTTCCAATATCATTGTATGTGTTAAAAATGTTCAATGTACTAAACAATTTATTCGAATAGAAATCTTGCGTTTCATCTTTATCATCTGCATAGCTTAATTTTTGAACTTTATGACTTCTTTTGATAGGATTAATTGACGATATCGTGCTGTTATAAAATCCTAATAACATACCACTCATATGATTAAAATTTTCTAATCTTTCATATCTAGAAGCACGAATTGTAGCACCCTCAAAGGTTGCATTAATTTTTGGTGCAAACACAATTGTTTTTGCTGGAACATTCTGTGCATCTTTTATTAGTTTTTCTACACTACCAAAATAATGAGAAGTTGTAAATGGTGTTCCGTCTGGATAATTACCATAGACCGGAATAAATCTTTCAAAAAATACAAAATACTTATCTTTGGTGCATGATCTTTGTGCTAGGTAATCAATCACTTTATGTGGAGAAACACCAGTACTAATAAATGGAGTCGTTAAAGTTATTTTTGGGTCTTCAGCAATCAAATCATTCGGACTCATTTCTTTGTAAACTGAGTTGACAACTTCCCAGAGTGTAGCGTTCTTATAACTTTTAAACAAATTTTTCTTCAGAGAGTTAACGGCTGATTTTGATGTAAAAAATATATCAAACTTACTCACCAAATTCAATGGTGAAACTGAATTCTTTGAAATTTTATGTACAATTAAATCTTCTCTCCAAATGATAATGTCATCACTATTTGGTTTGCACATTTTCAATATAAGAGTTTCGCCGCCATGAATTACAAACTTCTCCAAGCCGCCTGCGCTATCAGTAATTGTCAATTGCCCACTAATGCTTGACGTAAACATGCTTTCTTCTACAACTAAATTAGAAAAATAACCTTTGATATCAATTTGATTTCCATCATTCATCAGCAATGCAATTTTTTTGAGTTCAAATGTACCACCAACGCTGTTTGGAACATTAGAATCTTTTTTAATATCAACTTTATTGTCAGTCAATGTAAGATTAGACGAACCAGAAATTGACGAGTCATTGCTCTGCTCAAGTCTATTTCGAGTAGTTTCTTTTAAAATTGCCATTTTATCTCACTGGTTTGTATAATAACGATTTCAACTCTGATTGAATTGCGCCAATTATATCTGTTCGAATAAGTTTAATTTTTGATTTATTATTATTTTTTCTTAGTTCGTATTCGTATATGGTTTCAGAAGTTCTTTTTGACGCACTCAATCCATTATATGTTGTCTCATCAATGATATCTCTACTTGCATTGTAGTAATATTGTGTCGTAGACAATGTGGTTGCGATACTACCATATTTTTCAATTAAATATTCTTCAAAGTCTGTGTTATTTTTAGGCCATTCATCGTAGATGTTATAAATTTCATTTGTCAGTAAAATAACCCAATCTAGGTTTGAATCGCCATAAAATTTATGTGCAACGCTATCGGGTCTTTCTCCATCTTTAATAGTATATGGATTGTAAGAGATGCCTCGATAGTCTCTTAAAAAATTCCTAATTTTAGTAGACTGTGTTATGTCAATTGCTTTAAGGAAATCATATTCGTTTACCTTGTATGCTAGTTTTGGGTATAAAGTAAATATGCTCATTATAGTAACACCGTTCCACTTAGATATTGTTGTGAAGCCTTGGCGGCAGTAATAAGAACCGACTCTCTTAATGAAACTGTTAAGTTAACGTCTGTTGGAAAATATTGACTATTGTTATTTTTGCCATCAAAGAATGTCATTTTGTTTTGTGCGCCATAATCTACTGATACAGTTTCAATCATACAAAACTCTGAACTGAATAGTGTGACTATATCTCCTTCACCGCCTTTTTTATAAAGAATTAACTCAAATTTACACATGTCTGGATAACCAAACGTAAAAACTTGTCCGCTGTTTTGAACAATTGTATCAGCGGCCGCTTCATCTTTATCAGTTAATACTGATTGTCTATTTAAAAAATCTCTTAATGCTTGTTGATATTCTGGATTGTCTTTACCACCTTCAAATTTTGTTTCATCTGGCGGTGCTTCATCTCCACTTTTCAACAGAGCGTCTGGGTCTGCTCTTCTTCCAAGTGAATCAATCGTAGCATCAATAGTAGTTTCTGTTCCTGTTCTAGGCGATGATGCAACTCGAAATGATGAAATAATAGACAGCATAGTTTCTGCTTCAACTTGACTGTGTGGTTTCATAATAAAAGGCAATTGAAATCTTCTAAATGTTGGACCCTGATAAATCAACTGTTGAAAGTTATTTAACATAACTCTTTGTAAAAATTCAACTTGAGTTTTTCCTGACTGACCAGCACTCGCAACATATCCTGTCGCACCAGCAACACCCTGTACAATTTGTCTCTGAAGGCCTTCAATAAACGATGATCCCAATCTACCTAATGCCTGACCCGCTTCTCCTTCAAATATGCTTGTGCCAGTTGGACTTCCCATGATGCCTTGCGCTTCTTGATAACCATTAGTTAACGTAGAATTAAAAGCGCCCCCAAGACGCACATAAATAGTTGGTGCGCTGGATCCAGACAAAAGAACGCCTTTAGCATCATAAAATACAAATTTAGCCATAGGCACAACAAAGTCTTGGTTTCCATAATCAGAACCAAAAACTAAACCATCCGTTGAAGGATATGTTGCGATGCCTTGTGGAATGCCAAATATAGCATCTGTTGTCATTATTACTCCCATTTAAACTTTAAAGTATATTCTATTTATGTCATACAAAGGTAAATTTAAACCTAAAAACTATCAAAAGTACAAAGGTAACCCAACAAATATTGTCTATCGTAGTTTGTTGGAAAGAAGATTTATGGTCTACTGTGATGAAACTCCTTCTATACTTGAATGGTCTTCTGAAGAAGTTGTTGTGCCTTATGTGTCTCCTGTTGATAATCGATATCACAGATACTTTGTTGATTTCTGGATGAAGTACAAAGACAGAAACGGAGATATAAAATCTGTGCTGATTGAAGTTAAGCCAGACATACAAACACGCCCACCTGTTAGAAAAAACACACCCAATGGTAAACCAACTAGAAGATTCTTGAATGAAGTAATGACATGGGGTGTCAATCAAGCCAAATGGAAAGCGGCAACAAAGTACTCAATTGAAAGAAATTGGGAATTTAAAATCATAACCGACAAAGATTTGAGATAAATAGAAGTATGATATTCGATAACATACTCATTCAAGGCGCACGACAAGGCATCATTCCTGCAAGAACAGTTGCGGCAAGGGATTGGTACAGGCAAGCCGCAGGCAAATTGACTTCAAACATAACTCCTGGCGTCTTTGAGAAGCGAACAGATGAAGCAAGAAAAGTTTCTACGATGGAGTATGGGTACATGTATGCATTCAGATACGACCCAAAGATGAAAAAAGAGTTGCCTTACTACGATACGTTTCCCTTAATCTTTCCAGTAAAGATGGAAGAAGACGGATTTTTGGGAATCAACTTTCACTATTTGCCTCCTGTGTTACGTGCTAAATTAATGAATGCGTTATATTCGACATTAACAAATAAGAAATATGATGATACTACAAGAGTGAGAATTTCATATTCTATTCTACAATCTGCATCTAAGTACAGATTCTTTAAGCCAATGCTAAAGAAATATCTAAGAAGTCATGTGCGTTCACAATTCTTAGAGATACAAGTAAACGAATGGGATATGGCTATTTTTCTACCAACTGAATCTTTCAGAAAAGCAGACACAGGACGTGTTTGGGAAGAGTCTCGAAAACAATTAGGAAAGTCATAAGATGGCAACAGCATCATTCAAAATTTCAGAGTTTAAGACTTCTATTGGAAACTTAGTTCGCCCTAATCTTTTTAATGCAACATTAAGTGGATACAGTAAAATTGTAGGTGGAACAGATTCTGGTACATTTCCTGATATCGCCAATACCTTTAAATTTAGATGCGAAAAGGCTGAGTTGCCTGGTCGTACATTAGCAACATCAGAAGATGCAGTTGGTGGTGGTCCATCATTAAAACTTCCATATGATGTAACTTATAACGACATGACATTATCAATTATTTGTTCAACTGATATGAAAGAGCGTGAGTTTTTTGAGATTTGGATGGACAAAATTATCGGTCGTGGAGGACGTGAAAATGCTGGTCTTGTGTCTTATTACAGCGACTATGCGTTAGGTGTATCACTTAAAGTAGACCAATTAGACGAAGCTGGAAGAACCCTGATTTCTTACACCTTAAACGATATATATCCAACAGCACTAACTCCTATGAATGCATCATGGGAAGAAACTAACACCTATCAGCGATTTGGTGTGACGCTTGCATATCGCTATCATACATATGAAGTAGTGTCTTACTTTACGACACAAGCATAATTTGTATGTTTTTTTTTAATTATCCGGAGAGAAAATTATGAGTTTACCTAAAATTAATACACCTATTTTTGAATTGATTTTGCCATCAACAGAAAAACCAATTAAATATAGACCGTTCTTAGTGAAAGAACAGAAAATTCTTTTGATTGCAATGGAGTCTGGAGACGAAAGATCCATGATGACGGCTATCAAACAAATCATCAATAACTGTGCAGTAGATCAAGTTGACGTTGACAAACTTCCAGTCTTTGATTTGGAATATTTCTTCATTCGCTTAAGAGCAAAATCAATCGGTGAAACTATTGATTTAAATTTGCGTCATCCAAACAATATGAATTCTAAAGATGAGATTTGCGAACATGTAACTAAAGCAACATTAAATCTTTTAGACGTTGAAGTTCATAAGTCAATTGCACATGAAGATAAGATTGTGTTAGACGATGAAACTAAAATTGGTGTTAAATTTAAATATCCAACATCAGAGTTTGCGCTATCTATTGAGAATCCAGAAGAACTGAATCAATTGGATTTAGCAACAGATGCAATTATCAATAGTATTGATTTCATCTTTGATGCCGATAATGTCTACAAGCGTGAAGATCATACTAAGCAAGAATTAGTTGACTTCATTGAAAATTTATCACAACCACAATATGAAAAACTTTCAACATTTTTTGAGACTATGCCAAAGTTAAAACACGAAGTTACGTGGAAATGCGCTGGATGCGGTCACGAAGATAAAGTAATCTTGGAGGGTCTTTCAAATTTTTTCGCATAACGTTGGGACAAGAAAGCCTTATAAATTATTATAAGACTAACTTTACCCTAATGCAACACCATAAATATAATTTGAATGATTTGGAGAATATGATACCCTTTGAAAGGGAAATTTACATAATGCTGATTTCTCAACATGTCGCTGAAGAAAATGACAGAATGCAAGCACAACGTAAATAAGGGTATCATAAATGACTACTACACAAAAAGAATATAATAAATTAAGTGATAGTGAAAAGAAAAAAGAAGATTGGATGAACGCCAAATGGCGTCCGATGATGGGTTGGATTTATATGCTAACCTGTGTGACAGACTTCATTATTTTTCCTGTATTATGGTCTATACTACAAGCCTCTCTGAAACAACCTGTGACTGCATGGCAACCAATCACCTTGCAGGGTGCAGGCTTGTTTCATTTGTCTATGGGTGCTATTATTGGTGTTGCGGCTTTCGGACGTACACAAGAAAAACTAGCAGGAGCAAACAATGGCGGTATGCAACCATTGGGACAAAGCGTCACAACAACATATGGCTCACCGTCAGCAGGCGGATTCGGAGCATCCAACAGTTTTGGTTCATCAACACCAAATAGCTTTGGCGGAAATTCAGGCTTTGGAGCGCCAACGTCTAGCTTTGGTGCAACGTCAAAACCCGCAACTGGAAAATCAGCAAGATTTGCAGAAGCCGATCCAGACTCTGTGTTTGACAGAGGATAATAATGGCACTTAACAACTATGGCAGGGCATTAGGACAACTTGCAACAGAATCTGTTAAAGGTTCTGTGAAGGGGTTCGCAATGGGCATCAAGGGTGCCGCATTGAGTGAAATGCCAGGACTTACTGCTATGTATGGACTTAGCAGAGAAGTCAAAAATCGAGCAAACAAGTTGAGTGATGCATCGTTCATAGATGCGTCAGTAAAGGAACAAAAAACGAACAATATTATTAGTCTTGAGATGGTTAGACAACTCAGGTCAATCAATAATAATGTTCTACAACAAACACGCCTCTCTGCACTTCAAGCAAATAATGCAAAGCAAACTGCAATGTTTGCTGAAGAAGCTGACAGAGAAAAAGCACAAAGAGACAAAGAATTACTAGATGCAATTAAAGCACTTAAAGGTGGAGCAGGTGCTACTGGTGTTTTAGGTTCTGCTGGCGCAGGTGCTGGAGGAAAAGGATTTTTAGGTTCATTACTTGATGCTATACAAAATGCTAGTTTATTAGAAGCGGCATTAGGCGCACTAGGTCTTTACGGTGCCGGTAAAACAATATTTGGTCGTGGTGGCAAAGGTGTTCCCACGACTGGTGGTGCGGGTGGTGGCGGTAAAGCACCAACTGGAGGTGGAGGCAAAGTAATTCCATTCCCTCAGGGTGGTCGTGGTGGCACTCCTCCAACTGTTCCTCCGAGTGGTGGTGGCGGTGGAATGATGAGAGGCGCCGGCATAGCGGCCAGAGGTTTGTTGCGTTTTATTCCATATGTTGGTTGGGCATTACTTGCGGCTGAAGTTGGTTATGAAGCATACAAAATTTTTGGTGAACAGGGTGGTCAAGGACCAAAACCGCCACCACCTAAACCTGGCGGTAGCAGTAGTACAACACCAATAGTTGAAGGTAGTGGTGGGGCTGCCTTTGGGGTGTATGCTAGACCTGGCGGTAGTGTGCCTGGCAGTAGTGTGCGAGGTTCGTACAATGCGGCAAAGGATAGTCAAGCGGCTTCGCTTGCGGCGCAGAGGGAAGAGCGAAAACGTACACGAGGTAGATATGGTGTAGGAGATGCTACAAGAAGATCAACTGTTGGTGAAGTTGGTGAAGATGCTACAAAATTTATCACAGGCAAAGAAGGTTTTGTTGGTAAAGCAACTAAAGATACTAATAGAATGGCTATTGGTTATGGGCACAATATTACTGACGCAGAAATCAAATCAGGTCAAATTCAGTTGGGTAATGGGGAATTTATAAAAGTTTCTGGTGAAGGCGGTAAAGACACCACAATAACAAAAGAACAAGCAGATAAATTATTCTCTAAAGATTTGAGAGTATATGAGTCTATTGTTATTCGTGCTATTGGTCAAGAAGCATATAATAAATTATCACAAAATCAAAAGACTGCAATTCTAAGTTATGTTTATAACACGGGTTCAGTACCTAAAGGTTTTGCTGATGCAATTAAAGCTGGAAATTACGCAAATGCGGCCAAAACAATTCGTGATGGTATCGCTACAGCGTCAGGCGAAAAAGATCCAGTAAGAAGAAAACAACTTGAAGCCGGTCTCAAGATAAGAAGAAAAAAAGAAGGCGATTTATTTGATACTGCGGGTCCAGGAACTTCAGAACAACGTTCTAGTGTCGTTGCTCAAACATCTACAAATGCTACTCCAGTATCAAGATCAACTGTTACTCCAGTATCAAATGTAGTACCGAAAACTAGCATCCAAGTGGACGCTGAAATAAGAAAAGCGGCTGATTCGGGATACTATACACAAAGAGAAGACGATGCAAATACTCAAAGAGTTCTAAGAGAATTAGGTGGTCAATCAACAGAATCTAGATCATCATCTGGAAGTAAAACTAGAAGTTTCACAGGACCAGTTCAAGTTGAAGATAAAAAAGCAAATGCAATTTTAGAAAAACAACTTAAAACATCTAAAGTTGTCGCAAGAGAAACTGGTGTCGTTGCTAGGTCCACAACCCCTAGAGAAACTCGCAGACAAACTACGTTACTTGATCGTGCAAATCAAAGATTCTTAAATCAATTTCAAAATACAACTCAACGCTTATTAAGTAAAGCGATTTATGATACATTTGTTATTGGTGCGTATGGTAAAGAAGGTTCACGTAATCTTGTAACTAGACAACAGACACAAGGTGAAGTGTTCCGTGGGCAACAAGTAGCAAAGCTGATTAATCTGAACAAAGGAACTGAAAAAGTTCTTACGGGCGTATTTGGTAAGAAAATTGGTAAAGCATATGCGCCAATGGTCGCACAACTTGGTACTGCATATCTTGAAGCTGGCGCAACAAAAGTTGGCCGTGAATTGTTTAGTAGTATTCTTGGTAGTGATAAAAATTCAGACGCATTAACTGGACAAATTCTAGGTAACTTTGCAAGAGGCAATAAGCAAGCCGCTACAGAACAATTGCTATATGGGCTTACTGGTGTTGCTTCTGGACCTGAAACTATATTCGCTAAGTATGGATTTAATTCTAGTCAAGCAGGCGCAAACTTCTTAGGCGGTTATGGTGCCGCACAACTGACTGCACCTATTGCCGGAATGATGGGAGGCAATCAGCCAACATATCGTGGTCCTAATGGACAAGGAACATATGGTGCCGGTCAGGTTCCAATGATGCAACCCGCAACTCAGCAAGGTGCATATTATACGGGCTTCAATGCTAAAGGCAATCAACAAACCTTTGTAAATCCTGAACACATGAAGTTGGCGATTGAAGGTGACAAAGCGGCTCAGAAAGAATTGCCTCATATAGCAGACGGCACTTGGAAACAATTAGAGCAAGCAAAAGACGATTTAAAAGTAAAAACTGAACAATATCTAGAAGCAAAAGCAGGAACAGCGGAATTTGAAACTGCAAGAGCGGCTAGAGATCAAGCACAAGCACGTTTAACAGAAAGAACAAATGAACTTCTAGAAAAACGACCGACTGCTGTTGGTGGTGGCTCTAGTGCTGGCGGAACTTTCATGTCTAACATGGGGAATTTCGCATTTGATTTAGGCACATCACTTGTTGCAAGTAAGTTAACGCAAAACATTAAGAACCCATATATAAAAGCAATTGCTAATTTTGGTATTTCTTCAGCGGCCAGTTCATTTATAAAACCAATGATATTTGGTGCACCAGCGGCCGCTGGTGGGGCTGCGGCCGCCACACCTGCATTGTTTTCAATGGGTAATGCCGCAAAGTTGGGTCAAAGCCTGATGCCATCAAGTGCAGTAGGCTTTGCAGGTACAGCAGGAAATATATTAGCAAATTCAGGATACACAACTGCTGGTAACTTTATGACAGGTGTTCAATCTGGTCTAAATCTTGCAAGCGGCACGGCTGAAGGTGTTGGTTATGCCGCATCGGGTATGACTGGATCGTTAGCGACTGGAGAAGCTGTTGGAAAATTTATGGGCAATATGGCACCATATGCTCCGTATGCCGCTGCCGCAATTCAATTACTTAAAGGTGACGTTAAAGGTGCGGCAGTAACTGCGGCATTTACATATGCTGGAAAAGCTATCGGTAATTTTTTCTTCCCTGGCGTTGGTGGTATAGTTGGTGGTTTCATCGGCTCTATTGTTGGTGGTTTATTTGGAAAGAAGAAAAGCCGACCTCCACCAGTATCAATCTATAGAGTCATGGGAGTAGTTGCTAATGAGGTTAACGGCATTCAAACCACATTTACTAGTGGTGCGGCCGCTCCAGCTGAGTGGACTAAATTTGCTGACACTATATTGATGGCTCTATTCAATTCAGCAAAATTGATGCAACAAGTGTCAGGTAAACCTTTGCCATTTGACCATATTGGTATATATTTACATCAAGATAATGGAATTCAAATGTCTTTACATCAACCTGGTGAACCTTTAAACAATTCAAACACTAAATGGAATAAAAATTTTGGTCCATTGAGTTCATGGAAAGCAGGCACTGGTATTGTTGGTATGATTGAATTTATGCGTGACTGTCTCAAAGAAGGTAAGGACGCAATCACAACAGATAAACTAGATAAAGCAACAACAGAACTAAAATCTAAAAATATTTCAACAATTACTTCTGGTGTAATTAACGAATTAAAAGCTGGCGGACAATATGATTTGACTAAAGGTGTTGGCTATAACCGAGGCACAGCCGCTGTCGCCCGCACAGTAACGGCTAGAAATACTGCGGGTGCTACAACAGTTACAACTACGGCGGCAATCACATCGGGCGCCAAAGTTGACACATCAACCACTTTGACTTCTTCAGCAAAAAATACAACTTCGAATAATAATGCGCCGATTAATTCTGTTGTTACTGTTGGTGGAAAAACTGAGAATGATAATTCTATGAACGTTACTAATATTAATCAGATAAGTCCAATGGCAGATCAATGGAGACAACCTGCATTTAATACGGGTTATCAATTAGTCGCATAAAAAAGGGAAGCATTTTACTGCTTCCCCAAAGTCACAAAGGAGAGATTACGAAAGATTAGTCTTCAGCTAGTTTCTCAAAATAACTCAAATCTTCATCGTCATCAACTGAGTCTGCGATTGTAGTTTTCTTAGCTGGCGCTGTTTCGGGTTTAGCTGAAGCTGTAGTTGGTACATTAGGTTTAGTGGAGTAGAAATTCTCTCCAGCAGAACCATCGTCAAGTCCAAGCACTTTATTCAAACGTGCTTTCAATTCATCATAAGACTTAAAGTTCTTCTCACTCAAGAATTCAGACAAGCTAAACTCTTGCTTCCAGATACGTTCTAAGTCATCTTCATCGCCAGACAAAGGTGCTGGTGATTCAAACTCAGACTTATCATAGTTCTGATAACCTTCAACTTTACGAATCTTCAACTTGAAGTTCGCACCTTCCCAAAGGTCGAATGGGTTGACAGGAGTTTCATCTTCAAACTCAGGATTCATCAAGTCATTCAACTTGTCGAAAATCTTCTTACCGAATTTG